CGGATCGGCTTCCTCGCTGTCCATTTCCTCAGCCGGAACAACGGCGGCTTCCTCGCTCTCATCGGCATCCTCTGCCGGGGCGGTTTCGGGATCGCCTTCATTCATGGCATCGTGGGCGGTTTCCTCAATCTCTTTAAGGGCCGCTTCAATGGGATCAACCGGGGCCGCTTCGTCTTCCGGGGCCACTTCGGGATCGCCTTCATTCTTCGGTGCCATCAGTTCGATAAGCCGATCCAGCTTTGCGCCGAAACCATCGATGGATTCGAATAGGCGCTTCTGATAATCGTTGTCAGCATCCGCGACCGGCTCAATCGGCTCGTTGTCCGGCTCTGCGTCTGCGGCGGGTGTTTCAGCTTCAAGCGCTTCCGCCGTATCCATAGCAAGCCGGTTAATCTCTTCGGCGGTCCGACCGTTTGCCGCCAGTCCGAAAAGATTAAGAAGTGCATTATGTTTGCTCATTTTGTTTTTCCTTTCCGGCGGTGTTGTGACCGCCATCTGTTTATTTGAGTCCATGATCGCCGCTTTTGCCCCGGCCCTGCCTTCCGTGACAAGTGCAACATGGTTTCCTCTGATGTTGGATTGGGTTAATGTGCCGTCACCGTTATCGGTGTATTCGCACTCATAACCGCAACTGATTTCCCTCTTGCCGTTCTGAATCTCGTTGATTGTCGCGGCATCGTGGATGTGGATGTCCGCCACCAGATAATCCGCAAATTCACCGGTTCCCCGGCGCACGTTCTGAACGTGACCGACGGTGTATTGTGTCGCGTTTTCCGGCGTCAGCAATACCGGCGGATGATCATTCGTGAACGGTTTTCCTTCAAAGCTGGCAACCGCCGCCGCGCTGAATACTTCTTCCGGCGGACGGTATACCTTTACAATATCTTTGCCGGGTGCGCCCACCTCATCGCCCGTGTAATCCTGTTCACCTGTCCGGGCAATCGGCACATTCCGACAAATCAAAAAACCCTCACCAGTTTCTAACTGATGGGGGCTAATCGTATAGCCGTAATATGTGATCATGTTATCACCTCTAAGGGGCAATAGCTTTCAGCGCTTTCATGTATGCCGAATAGCTATCCTTTGCTTTCTGTGGCGCTTTATCCGTCAGAACATAACGCCTTTTCTTGAAGTCGAATTCAAACCATGCTTTATTCTGCATGAAATAGGGCATATCTAACATTTAACGCCTCCCAAAGTATTTTGTTAGAATCTGCATAACCTCGCGCCCGTATGGGTTCGAACGATTGCCGATCCGCTCATTTGTGAACGCTTCAGCCATGAATTCATCGGCATTGACAAGTGAATAATCACTTAGTTTCTTTTCTTTCAATGCCGCGCCCGCCTCACCGTACATCCGTTTAAGCTGCATCGCCTTTTCCAAGTCCGGTTCCGCGATTACTTGCAATTCAATGTCTTTTGCGGTTTTCGTCAGCGTTTCAACCTCTTTCATGTAACGGTCATAAACGCTTTCGATTTCTTTTCTTGCTGAACGAACCTTTGCATAATCGGCACCAACAAAGTTACGTTTATCGCTTAACGGATCCCGCATATTCAAAATGGTGTGCGCGAATTCGTGTGTTGCCACATATTGCGCCGCCTGTTCCGGGCCATCAAGGCTGATACTGTAACCATAATCTGACAAATCACAAATCCGCCTTTTCAGATTTTCGATGTCTTTGCACTTAACCGGGTTTATAGCCATAAATGCGCTGTCAGATTCATAATTGTGTCCAACAAAAGCAAAAGCATCACGGGAGAACGTGTATTCTTGCTTTGTCATCGGGCGCACCGTCTGCAACGGCGTATCAAAGTCAGCCGTTAACCCCGCAAATGTTGAATTGAACGCGTTAGCAGTTCCAACACTCATATTCCCATAATCTGCCGAAATAACATTCATGCTTTTCGGTATCTCCGTAACTGGTACGCTTTGAGTATTGTTTTCGATGCGGTGGTTTTCGTAAGCCTGTCTGATGATATCGGTTCCGGCGCTGTTTGCCTGTTCGACTGTCTGCGCTTTCCCGATTCCTGGCGCGGTTCGTATTGGTGCCGGTGCCGTCTTCTTTTCTGTCGGTTTCGGGGCCGCTGGCGGTTTTGCCGCCGTTGGTGTTTTTGGTGCCGTCGGCGCTTTTGGCGTTGTGGGGGCTTTCGGCGCTTTCGGCTTTCCGCCCATCAATTCAAGCCATGATTTATATTTATCGTCATTTAGTTTCTTATGCTTTTGGAACGTTGCGAACGTTGCCGGGACTTTGTCCCCCAGGGCCTCGCGCATCTTTTCCCATTCTTTGATATCATCCCTTAACTGCCGTCTGTTCCGTTCTTTCTGTCTATACGCTTCAATCTCTTTCTTGCTCCGGGGGTCACCTTTCGGGGGATTCTTTTCAAAACTGGACTTGTCGCGCATCCGCTGAACCTGTTCCGGGGTCTTGCCCTTTTCGGTGTACCGCGTAATAGTACATAAGCAGCTAGGATGTATGTTCAGATAAGTATTGCTCAGAACATCAGGCCCCGCCGGGTCAATCTTGCCGAACGCTTGCGCCAAACTCGGATAGTTTGGATTCGTTCCGCTTTTGGAATACACCCGCCCGGAATAGATGGCGCACACCCGACAGGGCGCCGGATGCCGGATAACCTCATACAAATCGTTATCGTCCTTTGTCAGTTCTGCCGCCGTCTGCGCTTGCCGGAAGGTTGTCCTGGTTGCCATGTTGCCGTAATCCCGTAACGACCATTTGCGCCCCGCCCGGTCAATGAATGCCGGGATGCCTTCCTTTTCAATCGAACGTGCGACAGCTTCAACGGATGTTAAAGGCCCCGCGCCTGTTGCTGTGGTTGTCAGAACGCCCGTCAGAACATTTTTTCTGTATATGTCGGGGGAATGTCTGCCTATTAGCGTTTTGCCGCTTTCGGCGGCTTTTAACGCGTTCTGCGCGGCTATTAAATCGGCGCTTGACTGGTAGACCGTCCCGGCGGCCTCCGTGATTTCACCAAGCAGATTATCCGTCAACTGTTCGATGATCCGCCGGGTTTCCGCGTCCGTCCGCTGGATGATTTCCTCCGCTGATGTATAGCCTTTAAACGGCCCCTTGCCGGTCAGAAATGGATAAGTCAGCATCTGCGGAACGTACTGCTCCGATTCATCAACCATTTCGGCGATGATTTTCTGCACCCGGCGAAGGGATGCTTTTTCCGAATAGTCAACATAGCCTTGATTCCGCTTCCGCGTGATCTCAGCTATCAGCCGTTGTTCTGTTTGGAAAAACAGCCGTTTCATAAACTCAAGCGCAACATTCCCGGAGGGCGGGATAATCTTTTGGGGCTTATCGCCATTCATCCAACATCACCGCCCACATTTGCCGGTTCCGGCTCATCTTCCGGGACAGGTTCCGCGAATATGCCCGCCATCGGGTCACGCATCTGCATTGATTCCGAATAGGTCACACCGCGCCCCTGGCTGACAAGGTCATCCGACAGCTTGCCGAACATCCCCGTTTCAACGTCCAGCGCTTGCAGTTCTTTTCGTGCCGTCTCAAGGTCGATCAAATCGGACTGATAAGCCTGAACGATTGCCGCCGTCTTCTTTTGCGCGATATCGGCGATCTCGATGTTGTTCGGCGTCTGCATCGGCTCAAAGTCAATATCAAGGTCATCGGGAATCTTGCCCCATGCTGACATTGCAAGCACCGGTAAAAGACGCTCTATGATACCCCGGAAGGTTGTGTCACGGATTGAATCAATATAATCGTAATAATTCCGCATATCGGATTCGCCGGTGGAATTCATGCCCGCCGGGGACCGTCCGAATAGCTTTGTGACCGGGATCCGCGCTGCCCCGGCAACGTCCATCATCATGCATTCATAGACATCTGACAGGCCGGTAAACGTATACTGCGTGTTGTGGATTGCATCGCCCTTGTTGATGATGCGGGTTCCGAAATTGGATTCCATAATGCTCTGCGCTTGCATCACGTTCCAGAATCGCCGCTGCATTTCTGCGTTGCCGGTTCCCAAAAGCTGATCAAGCCCGTCGGATTCCATGTAATTTACATTCGCCCGGAAGGTCAGCGCCGCCATGTTTGCCGCGACGTTGTCATGTCTGATTAAATCCTGATAGATGGATTCAATTTCGGATTCGCCCCAATACTGTTCAACCACCGTTTCAAGCCATGGCAACTCCCGCCCGATAAAACGGATTACGCGGGAATGATGGACATTTGCCACCGTTGCGCCGCGCTCATTGTCCATGATAGTATAGTATTCAGGTAGTCCATAGTCTGAATCGCTGGCATCCGTGACAAGTGTTGATCCGGGATAAATGCCCGTCCACCTGTCAAGAATTAACAGCCCTTGGAACGAATCCGGCATTATGCGATCAATATCAAGGGGAACAGATAAATCATCATCACCTTTTATCATGATGATTCCGGCAGCGCCACCATATAAGCGCCCCCAATACATCCCCTGTTTGATGGCTTTTCTAAGTCCTGTCTGACGCTCTGCCCGTGTGAATCTGTCGATATATTCCGGGGCCGTGGCGGTCTTGAGGGTGTACCATTTGCGGGTCACGTCATCCGGCACAAGCTGAACGATATTCTGAATGATCCAATTGTCCCGGTAAAGGCTTGTCAACTTCTGATAATCCTGTGATAGCCTTGTCATCGGGTACGTTGTCCCGTTCATCAAATCCATGGTTCCGAATCCGATACGGGCCGCCGGATTGCTGAACGCATCATTGACCGGCATTGTGTTTTTGTTGGCGGTGCCGCGCCGCCTTCTTCGTCTGCTCATTATGCGCCTCCATATCCGGCATAATAAAACCGCCCCGAAGGGCGGTGATCGCGTTGGTTTCAATATCGAAGTGCATTGAAACGGCTTAAATCAAAGGCTTTTTCTCCATTCCGGTAACAGAGTATAAATAGCGTAACGTAATCCATCCGGCCCGTGATCTAGCATCTTTACCGGCTTTTCTTCGCCGCGTTCGCCCGCCTTTTCATCCCAAACATAAGAATGTAACTCTTTTATCAGCCCTTCACATCGCCGATGAACGTGTAAGCGATGCCGGGTAAACAGCGACGCCACCAGCCGGATGCCGTCCAGCACATCATTATCGCCTTCTTTGACATAGAAACCACGGTTCCGCAGCTCTGTAATGAAAGACTTTGCGGACGGGTCCACAACAATCATGCATTGCTTTTGTGGGTCTTCTGTCATGAATTCCCGCATAGCATCCGCGTATTCGCTGTCGGTCTTGTTCGGCACCGGCAGACGCTGGGCCTGTTCGCTTTTGCTGTCCCATCTCCATTCACCATCAACCCAGATATCTTGTCCGTCATCCCGGATATCCAAGAATACACATGGGTTTGTTGTGCCATAGTCAACAGCGATATATCTGACCGCTAAAGCGTCAAGCGCTATCGGGCGGGATTCGTCATCATACATATTCGATTCGCCGAACATGGGATATATCAAGCCTTCCGCAACGGCCCATAATCCTTTGATGTACCTGGAATAGAACACCCCGGAATACATGGACTTGTAACGCGCCTTGATGGCATCCGAAAGAGAAAGGTTATCATCCATCGTGAAATGAAGGAATAAAAGGTTTTTCTCAACCCGTTTATCAATCCATTCCCGCTTGAACCAGTGCATCGGCCCCTCCGGGTTGCAGTTAAACCACAGCTTAGAACCGTCAACGGAACATCGGCCGGTTGCCTGATTAACGAATGATTCCGGCATCAGCGCCACTTCGTCAAAGAATGCCCCCGCTGCCGTGATGCCTTGTACAAGATCCTGTGAACGCTCATCCTTGCCGCCGAAAATGTAAAAGCTATTAACGCGCCCCCGATAGGACACAAGCAAAAGATTATCACTCCGGCGATCCTCAAATGAAAATCCGCCCCGACCGGACAGAATAGCCTTTAATGTCGGGAGAACATTTCGCCGGAATGATCCTACTGTCTTTCCGGCCATGATGAAATTCTGCCCGCTGAAATTTATCATCGCCCAAAGGACAAAAGAAAAAGACATTGATACTGTTTTGCCGGACCGGATCGCCCCGTCGGCTATAATTCCATCAAAATGTCTTTCCCTTGCGTCTGGCATCCACCAGGACAATACAGTCACTTGTTTTTCAGATAACGCAGAAAACTTAAACGGCGCCGATTTAACTTTCATCCGGGTCACGCTTTCCGCGCTCAATGGCTGCCGCATTAAGTGCTTCAATCAACCCATCATCGCCGGTTCCGCCGTCATCGGTTTCCGTCTGAATCAGTTTTGTTTTTGCCTTCGTGTATTCTGTTTCCGCGTTAATGCGTTCAACCTCTGCCCCAGCTTTCCCGGATTCCGATAGGGATACAATTAATTCGGCGGCGGCTTTCCAGTTTTGGTTTTTGGTGTTGCTCAAGGCTTCAAGAACCTTCTTGATAAACCATTCCTCGCCCGTCATGGTTTCGCCGTCAACAGTATAATCACCGTTCAGAAAGTTTTGAACGCTGTTCCTCAAATCAATTTTCTGTTTCCATTTTTCCCGGTTCGCCTGTCGGCCTTTCTCTTGGATTGCTCTTTGAACATCCTTTGAACGCCGGTTAAGGGGAATCAGATTGTCATATCCTTTTGCCATGCCGCAATCACCCGCCTTTCTGCGGCTATGCGGTAAGCCAAAATATAAAAAATCCCCCGAACCGAACACCGCCGCAAGGGGTGAAAGCGACGATGCCCGGAATAGGAGGACAACCCACGAAAAAAGCGGGCCGCATATTTCAGCTTCCCGCGTTTTTTCAGCTTACACTATAACACATTCAGTGTGTGACAGGTGTGACAATTTCAATCATCCGGGGTTGTTGCCCGACGCATCTCCCGGCTGAACATCTGGCGGCAAGATTCGGCAGTGTAACCCGGCCCCATTTCTTCCGCCACCTGTTCCCACGTTTTCAGATGACCGTCACCATCGGCACAGTAAAGAGTAAGCAGCCGTCGAATTTCATCATCCTTCATCCCGGCTATGTATTCTTCAACATCGGCGATCCGTTCTTCCAGGGCTGCAACCTGTAAATGCTTAATCGATATCCGGCGGCGCATATTGGCGATCTTTTTATTGATGGCCGAATGATCATAAAAGCCATGAATCTTTTTAGTCGCAATCGGCTTTTTACCACGTTTGCCGCATGATACAATATCGGTGACTTCCCGCGCCTTCGGTTTCATATCGTTTATCTGTCGCTGAAGCTGATTAATGCGCCGGTCATTTTCTTCAATCTCTTTCAAAAGGTTAATGTAATTCTTGAATGCTTCTCTGTCCATTAGTTCCTCCAATACTTAACCACAAGCGCCAGCGTTACAACAATTCCGGCAACCGTTACGATGCCCATCAGGAACGCAACAACGGCGGCGCAAGTCAGAAGAAAATCAATCATCTATTCACCTTCTTATCAATATCGTATTTCTTCCAGGTAAAATATAATGCTCTCGCAACCGGATTCTTTGTATACGGGTCATCCTTTAAGTCGGTGTAAATCTTTATCAAGTCTAAGATAGCTTCCCCGATTTCGGTTACACGGCTTTTCATTCGCTCAACCTCCTCCCGCACATCGGGCAGTAATTTATGCCGCATTCTCGGTGGTCACCCCTCAACTTGATATTCAGTTCCCATCGGCCAAACATCCCGCGATAAATGTATGCATGGCCGTTTTTCTCTATCGGCTTTACCCAGCCGTCAGCATCTGTCGAACAGTAATCACATCCGTTATTCATTAGCGCCTCCGTTTTGAAAGCCGATCTGCAAGCACTCTCTAAATGTGCTAGGCAATGCCATTTGCCCGGTGCTATCGGGACATTGTTTACTTCCGGCTGATGTGTCTTTTTAAGCAGCTCTTTATCCTCTGCCGTTAATTCAATGCCCAACCTGGATTCTATCTGTTCCGGTGTTAAGTTCCCAAGATATATGCTCATTCGCTCACCTCCTGATATTCAGATAGTGACAAAAATCAGAAATAGTTCAATTATGATTATCGCTAACAATATATCACTCATCCTCTCCTCCTTTGTACGGCTCCGGCAGAGGGGACCATGCAACGATCTTCCTCGGTAGCATCCGCATCGAATTCCCGACTTTTATTCCTTTCAGAAACTCCTCTGCATTGCTAAAGTCAAACCCGGTTCCGTCATAACACTCGCCGTTAATTCTGACGATGCCGTTATTTGTAATAAAAATC